GCCGTCCTGTTGCGCCTGCTCCACGGCCTCGATCTGCGTCAGTTTGGCGATGTCGGCGGCTTCTTCCGGCGTCGTCGCCGTGTCGTTTTGCTCCGAGTAGCTGGAATAGCCTTGCTCTACGGCCAGGGCTGCATCGAAATATTCCCCCGCCACGTCGTCGTCATCCCCAGTGATGAGGACATGGCACGGCGCGCCCCGGTCCGTTATGGACCACGCATGATGCCAGGTGTTCTCCTGAAGCGTCCCAATCGCATGGCGCGTCCAGAAGCGTGAGAAATAGATGCCGCCGTCCGGCGTCGCAATCCATTTCACGAACCGGTTGTCGCCGATCTCGCGGATATTGCCAGACGCCTTGGAGTCCTTGCTTGCCGTAAAGCGCTTCAGCTCCGCGCCCAGTTCCAGCACACGGAAGGTAGCCGTATAGGCGCTCACCGCACCGCTGTAATGCACCTGGATCGGCCCGGCGGTATCCACGCGGTAGCTATTCGTGCCGTCGGTGAAGTGATCCAGGTTGAACGTCCACACCGGCGCGCCGTCGATTTCGACCGTGACCAGTTCGCGCTCCACGGCCACTCGCAGGTTGATGAGCTTCGTCACGTCATCGGTGTAGTTGTATTGCAGCCCGCTCACCTGGGCGTTGCTGCCGGCGATGTTGAAATCAGCCACCGGCACAACAGCATGCGCCAGGAAGCCGTAGTCGCCGCTGGCAGTCGGCTGCACGTCGGTCGTGTCTGGGGTCGTCTCGGCGCTGGCGTTGGTGTTGGTGGTCGATAGCAGGATACGCACGTTGCCGGCGCTCCCGGCCTGGAGGTTGGCGCCGGTGTTGTAAACCTGAAGCGATAGCCGATAGTAGTTGCGGAAGAGGATGTTCAACCGGATGTCGCTGGTTGGGTTGCCGCTGGAATTCGTGGCGCTACCCACCAGGTGTACCTGCGCATCCAAGCAGAAGTTGGAGCGGTTCGACACCAGCGGGATGCTCTGCGGCGTAGTCGTCAGCGTCGTCTGCCAGGCGCTGGTAGGGTCGGTGTGATAGGTGGCGAACTGCGCTTTGCGCATGCCGGCCATGCAGCACAATTGGTCGATGGCATCCTGCACGGCTTGAAAACGGCCAGCGTACAGTGCAAATCGGCTCACCTGGATCGTGGGCGGCGTACCCGCCGCATCGTGCGGGTGATATAGCACCGGCGCCTCGCTCGAATGGCCGACCTTCTTGGTGCCCCACTTTCCGCGCTCCTCGATCACCAGCACGTCCCTGGATTCGCTCTTGGATTCCGGCGTGTAGCTTCCCAGCGTGCCATACATCTTGTCATACATGCCGATGGTGACCGACGCCGCCTCGACGTCGCGCGACCGCACATACCAGGCCGTCTGTTCATCTTCGTTGCTGGTCTCCTGGGTGCGCATGAAACCGCCCGAGCCCGAATCGTTGCGCCCCGATAGCGTCGCCATCATGCCGACGGGGTCATCGATCCGCCCTAAGTCCCCCTGGACGTAACCATTGATAGCCTCGGGCGTGCTAGTGAACGTCGGGCTTGGCGCTGACTGCGGGTTGACGACGGCATAGGCGGTCGGGATGACCGTCCATTTGGCGTAGTTGCGCTTGGGGCTGATGTAGTGATCGTTGAGCGTCGCCGGGAAACCGGCCAACTCTGTCCAGTTGGATAGCGTGGATGCCGGCAGTGCGGTCAAGCGATACGTCTTGTTCAGGTCGGTACGGTTGCAGTAGTCCCCCACCCTCGGCGCGCCGTAGATCGTATGCGTGAGTGCCAGCATCGCCGCCTGGCTGGCCGCCTGGTAAGCCACATTGGTCGTCTTGTTCCAGGACCATAGCTCCACCAGTTCCTGCTTGTAGCCGATCACTTCGTCATCACAGATCAGTTCATCGTCATTCGGCAGTCCCTTTTCGGACATCCAATAATCACAGATGCGATTGTGGCTGAAGAAGAAACGCCACGGGCTGGGGGCCGATCCATTCCATTCCCAGTTGCCTTGCGGAACGGGATTCGTCGCGTCGAAGCCGCGTGGTTGGACGTCCACAATGGTCCCCGATCCGGCGGCGGAGGTTGACCACGGCTCGCCGGTGTCATAGATGTCATGCTGGATGCCATCGCTCTTGATGTGGCGGAAGAATGCGGCGTCATTTTCATCATTAACGATGAAGCCAAGCCCATATAGGATCAACGCTGTCTTCGAGGCAGGCGGGTCGGTCACTAACATGGTCGTTGAATTTTGCACGTTGGTCGTGCTGGCGCCGGAATTCATCCATGCGCCGCGCTGGCCGGTGCGAAAGTAGAGCACGCCGGCGCCGCCATATGTATAGCGAAGCCCGCATCTGAACCTGCTCTTATCGACGAATGTGGTGACGACCACATGTGAGCCGCTTGCGCCGTGATAAACGGGCATTCCGATCTCAAGTTGCCGGATCAAATCTTCACTGGCCGACGGCAAATAGATGCCGGTCGTGCCGGGATAGTCTGGATTCCCGACATCTGATCCGCCGGCGTCATGGGTCCATGAGCCGTCCAGCGCCGAGGCGTAAGCTTCCGAATCGGCGTAAGCGGACATATCAGATGCGTCGTTCAGCGAAATTAGCGTGTCGTCGTATACCGCGTGCGCCCAGGCCCCGACGTCACAATAGACGTCCGTCGAATAGGCGATGCCAGCATAATCTTTGCCGGGTTGCGAGCGTTGTTCCTGGGCATCGAAGACGAAATCGAGGATGCAGGTGTAGCCAGCGCTATCAGCGACGTTCTCCGGCGTATAGTCGCGCGCCTTAGCGAATACCTGCACCCTCCGGCCAGAAGCCCGGAATGCCAGGTCGTATTCCGTCCCCGGTGCAAGAGCATAAGTCGCCTGAGTGCGGTAGGTGCCGACTGCTGCGCGGGTGCGCTTGCCGGTCGCGATAGCCGATTCCCACAGCCCGTTAATGCGCGCCTTGAAGTTCCAGCCGGTATCCTCCTTGTCCTCGTCGCTGGTGTCGATGGGGTTCAGATCGAATATTTGCACGCTCGGTTGGGTATGGTGATACCCGCTCCACGGCGTCGTCTGGCTCTTGGGGATCAGCACCACACAGCCGGTCAGGTCATCCTCGGATGCCCCGAAGACAAAGCCAAAGCTGGACAAGTGCCCCGTTGCGTGGCTGGAGAATTTCACGGATGCCAGCATGAAGCAATCGCCGCTGGCGTCCGACTCGGCCAAGATCACGGTCGGCTCATTCAGGCCATCATAGAGCAGGTGATCGGCCTCGCTGTTGGCTGTGCCGCGATCCTCCGGCGTCTTCAAAGTCAGGTCGTCCAACGTCGTCAAGTCGGTCGCCAGCTTCACCCGCCCGCGCAGGTCAACCTCGATGGGTAGGTTGTATTTCGTGAGCGTCTTCGATCCCAGGTCGGTCGCGGCGATCTTCGTCGCATCCCGGCCGGAAACGTCGGCGGCATCCTCCGGCTTATCGATGGAATAGGCCCCATAATCGATCAGACCCACCCTATTGCCCGACTGCCAGTAGATCACGCATCCTGGCCCCAGGTGTGGCTGATTGTCGAAGGTCGCGCTACCCCCGGCGACCGTACTTGGCACCAGTTCCAATGACAGCGTTTCGCTCGATGTGGGCGATGCGCTGACGCCGGCGCCAGGCGCTACGTAATTCGTCAGCGTGAAGCGCGCCGGCGTGCTGGGGAGTTGCAATTCAGTGGGGGTAGCCACAAATGCCGAGGCGTTGCCGCCGTAGTAGAGCGTTGAACCGATCAGGTTCAGCGCGCCATTCAGGGATGCACTGGCCAGGAACGATGAGCGCTCGGCGAACGACCAGTTTTGACCATCCTTACTGACAAGCAGCAAATCCCAGGCGGTCGGCACCCCGCCGGATGTGCGGCTGAAGCGCCCACAGGTGTAATACAGCCCGTTGATCTTGGTCGTGGCGCTGGCCAGGCAGGAGAGTTTATCCGATTCCGCGCTGAACGGCACCAGCGGTTCCAGCGCGCTCTCGATGCCATTGTGCAGCGTAAAGCGCACCGCGCGCCCGCGCACCTGGTCGTTGGCGACGACGATGATCGTCTTCGAGTCGCTGTCATAGAAGGCATGGATGAAGCTGGCCGTTTTCGCTACGTCGTACCAGTGCGTGGTGCCGGCGGCATACACCGTGTCGAACGGCATCTGGATCAGCGTGTTCAACTCGATCACGGCCAACGCCGGCGTCATCCACCAAAAGCGGATCGTGGAGCGCTTCGTCGCGTAATCGTGTGTGCCGACGGCGACAATCACCGAGCCATCCGAGGTTGGGCAGACGGCCTCCACGCGCTGCACCTGGCTGGACGTATTGACGAACCCCACCCCGAACGCCGGCCCATACGTAGCGCGCCCGGCCCAGTTGGAGATTGCGCCGGCATAGAGCTGAATGTTGGAGGCTCCGTGCAGCGGCACATACAGTTTGTCGGTGCCGGAGTCGTTGCGCAGGCCATAGCGCATGGCACTATAGGCGGGCGACCCGCCGTCGATCTGCGTGCCCCCGCTGAGTGCCCAGGCGGATCCCGTCGCCGGGTTGAACGATTGGAAATACGCCGCCCCGTTCGTGCGCCGATAGGTGGCAATCAGTGCGCTGCCGCTGGCGGCCAGCATGTAGTTTTGCGGCACGCCGTCGTCCAGCGTCCCAATGAGTTGCGACGTGAAGGAAGCGAAGGACAGATGCTCCCTGCGCGCAAACGCCGCAAAGCTCGTGGAAATCCCATGTTGCTCCTGGGCAGCGAAGATAGTGCTGCTGCCGGGCCGGCTCATGGCAGCACCTCGCGTAATTTGATCGGGCGGGTCCACCAGCCGATCAGGGTCGATTTCGGCGCGGCGGCATCGGCGCTCTCAATCGTCACATTGCAGGACTCGCCCAATAGCCCCACGAATGCCAGAATGAGGCCGGCGTCGTCGGTTGTCGCCAACCACCCATCCACGTCGGCATAATCGGCATAGCCGGCTGCGGGGTCGTCGTAGCGGAACAGGAGCGTGACATCCCACGTGCGCCCGCGCGCTGTGCCCACACTGACGCGCGTGTGATTGTTCAATGTCTCGCGCACCGAGCGGTTATCAAGGGGCCGGTTGGGCTGATAACTCTCCACGTCGCATTTCAATCCGCCCAGGGTGATGTAATCGTAGGTTGCCATTACCAATCCCTCTCGCTCTGCTCATCGATCAGCCCGGCCAGGTGCTGAATCAGCGCGCTGCCCATTTGCTTGCCGTCGATGTTGAGTTGCACGACGGTCGATTTCTGAAGGCCTGCTGGAATGTAGACGCTCGGGGTATAGCGTCCACCATTGCCGCTACCGGTGCCCCCGGTGCTGCCCGTGCCACCCGTCCCGGTTCCCCCTGCCCCATCGAGGCCAGCCAGACCACCGGTGCCACCCGCGCCGGCACCGGCAAGGCCCAGGCTACCAAGACCGCCTTGCATGGAGCCCAATAGCGCGGCGTAAATGGATGCGCCCAGGTTCGTCGCCGCTGCGATGGCTGGACCGGCCACATTCATGATGGCCGTGACGATGCCCATCATGGCGGTTTGGACTTTTGGCATGTTGGCGATGACCTGCTGTTCGATGCCGGTCACGATAGGGATGCCGATCTCGCGCCCCGACAATTTCGAGGGTGACTTAGCTTCGATGGCGACCTTGCCGCTATCGATCACATCTTTCAGTTTGCCGTTGAGCGCGCTCTCAATGGCGTTGTCCTTCCCGATGGGCGCTGCGATACCCTGAGTGATCGCCGTCCCCACCCCGGCGAGTTGATCGTTGTAATCATCTTTCCACGAACTGGCGCTCGTCAGGCTGGCCAGGTTCAGCTTGGGCGTGACCTCCACATCATTGAACATATCGCCCAGCCGATCCTGGATGATTTTCTTGTCCGCCTGCGGGATGCCGGCGCTGGCATTGGACATGCCGGCAATTTGGAAGTTAATCGACGGGGTGATGGTGATGGCGTTTTCTGGGTCACTTTCGATACGCTTCGCCTCATCCTTAAGTGCCTGGAGGCGCTGGAAGACAAGCGCTTGGGCGACCGTCGTCGCAAATGCGTTGGCTTCTTCCGGCGATGCGCCGGTATTGAGCTGTGCCTGGAAGTTTGCATCGAAGGAATCCTTATAGGTTGTCCCAATCTCTTTCCCGTAGTCGGCGGCATATTGATCTGCCTTTAGTTTTGCCTGACCTCGTTCAGCAGCACCCGGCGTGAAGTCGAATGCAAATGCTCCGCTGGGGGTCGTCAATCCTTTCTTTGCGTCAAGCCACAACTTGCCCCAATCGGTCTCTTCAGTAGCGTTATCTAAGCCGTTCTTTATTCCATCTCGCCACGATCCTGTCATCAGGCTGGTGAATACGCCCGAAAACCCCTTCTGCCGAAGCGTCTCGCTGTACTTATTGAATTCCTGATCTAGCTCCTCTGCTGATGGCAACCCAGGAATATTGATGCCGAGCTTTTGCCCTATCCCACTCACGAACCCAGTGATGAATTTACTTGCCGCCATTTCGCCGGCAATGGCAAGGTTGGAGACAGACTTCGCCAATTTCCCGAGGAATGCCTGCATAGACGCATCAAGCTGCTCCTGCGGAACTGCATCCGGGAATCCCGCCATCGTTGCTATCCATGCGCCAAGATTCAGCAATAAATCGCCCGTCGTGGCACCGGCGGATAGGCCCACGTTGCCAGCAAGTTTTTGCATCGACGGGGTGATGTCCTCCACCGTCAGGTTCAGGAATGTGAGTGCGGCATCTCCAACGCTGAACGCAGTTTTTACAGCCGCCTTAACCTTATCTTTGGTATCCTCTGAAGTTAATGCGGTGGCCGCCGAATCCACCCATCCACTAACAAGCTCAGCGGCATCCGGCAGCACGACGTCCAGCGACACCTTACCACCGAGAATGTCACCCACTTTCTGAGCGCCTGTGGGAGATGGTGGGCCGATCACCTCCGGCTGAAAACTAGTCGTTGGGATTACCGATGGCGGGTTCATCGCTGGGCCAAAGAAGAATTCTTTCGCCTTCTCATACGCGGCGCTGATGCGCTCCAGCGCGCCGCCGACCGAATTTCCCAACGATTCGCCCCAGGCCTCCAGTTGCCCACTATTGCGAATCTTCAGGAAGTCGTCCAGCACATGGTTGGCGAATTTTGTCACTGCCTCAGCCGCCGGCGTGAAAATCTTTGGCATTGTCAGGACGAACACATCCTTCATCGTGGATTCGAGGCCCAACAGCGTTCGGCTCATGCGCTCAGACGCGCCACCGAAGTTCTCATCAGCGTATTTCACGAAATCGGTTGTGAACTGTTCCCAGGTGATCTTGCCGCTGGCGAGAGCCTCATTGAAGGAATCCAGGTCCGTGACGGTGACACCGGACTGTTTGCCGACATATTTCAGCACGTCCATCAATCCGAAGCCGGCCTGTGCGAGCTGGCGCACGTCGGCCTGGGTCACCTTCCCCACCAGGCGGATTTGCGCGAAGTTATACGCCATGCGGTCCAGCATGTCGTTGCTTGCGCCGACGCCGGCGGCCATCTCTAGCATGCCGCGCGTGAACTCGACCGATTCCTTATAGCTATAGCCGAAGGCCAGTGCCATTCGGTTGGTGTTCTGGACGGTTTCGACCTGGTATGGAGAGAGGATGGCGAGGTTGGCCAACTCTTCCATCATCTTCTTGGCTTCGCCCGTCGCTTTGGGGAGCGCCTCAGCCAGCGACATCTGGCCGACCGTGTATTCCTTCGTAACGGCCACCATGCCACTGGTGGCCTTCTCCCCGGTGGTCATCTTATCCGTGTATTTGGAAAGCTCAAGATCAAGATTTCCCAGCTTGACCTTCTGCTCATCAATCTTGAAGTTCAGGTCACTCGTCTTCCATGCGGCATCCTTCGTCTTATCGGTAATCAGGGTGAGGTTATGCTCATAGGTCTCAATCTGATGATTGACCTTGCGCTGCGTATCAAGCAAGCCCTGATATTTCCCCCACTCTTTCTCGGTCAGCCCGTTGAACGCATCCAATTCCTTGTTGGCGGCGGCCTGGACGTAGGTGGTCTCCTTGACGGTTTGACCGCGCGTCATTTCGCGGGCGATCAGCGATTCAAGCCCAACCTCCATCTGCTGCATCTGGCCGGTGGAGTTGTAGATATTCGAGGCGAAGCTGGATATGCCGGAGGCTAGTGCCTGGATGCCCTTCGATGCGAGGTCGCCCAGAGCATTCGCCGCCGTCAATGCCGCGCCGGAGATGCCGCCCAGGCTGCCTGCGGTTGAGCCGGCATCGCTACGCACCCTGGCCATCGCGCTATGGAAGCTGGATGTATCGGCGCCGACGACGCCCTGAAGTTCGAGAATGTCTACAACAAATGCACCCCAAATAAAAAAGCGCCCGCTCATCATCAAGATGAACGGGCGCTTATGCACGCGGGTTCGTAATATTCTGCTCTGCCGCCGGCGTGGGCATCTCTGCGAGCGCTCGGGCGACTTTCAGCTATTATATGTTGCGGAGGGTTGAATGTCACGCTATCTCAAGGGCCTAATCATCATTGGCGTTCTGGTCGTCATCTGCGCGCCGTTCGTCTATGGGCAGCGCGCAAACCCAATCACCATCACCACCCCGGAACCAACCGCGACATCCATCCAGGAGCCGCTTCAGGTTATCACCTATACCGTAAAACCATCGTCCGGCGCGCTAATTCTCAGTGGTGTCCTGACGAATACCTCCAGTTCGGGCCGGCAGGATGTGCGCGTCGTCGCCACAGTGTTTGACGCATCCGACGCCGTGATTGGCGTCGGGAAATACAACCTGGCGGCACTCAATGAAGCCCTTCCCCATTACATCTACCCGTTTGAGATTTACGTAAGCGACGTTGCCAGCCAGCCCAGCCGGATCGCCTTCGACATTCAATCCGCACCCCTGACCACCGGCTCCTACGCGCCCTATACCCATCTCAAAATAACCAATACATCCATACAGCAGTCCGGCACCAGGCGCATCGTGCGGGGAACGGTCACGAACACCGGCACCCATGAGGCGGCGCGCCCTGTCATCATCGCTATCGCCTACCTCAACAAGAGCGTACTGGACGTGGATTACACCTCGGCCCCGGTGAGCACCATTGCGCCAGGCGAATCATCGCCGTTTGAAATTACCCTCAATGCCGGCGCCGATGCCACGATTACCATCATCGCCGACGCATTGGCGAAATAACTACTTCTGTTTGCTCAGCGTCACCCGCGCCCGCAATGTCGCATTGCGGCTCGCGAGAATCCATGCCGCCCAGAATTCGCCATCAGGGCGCTCTATCAGGCCCCACGGCGTGATCGACGGCACGTAATGACACGCCTCTATGATTGCATACCAATCCGGCAGCCGGCCAGAGCCTCCGCCGGTGATTAGCCATTCATAGATCGCGTCTTCATCGGTTTTGGGGCTTCCCCCACGTCGGAGTAGATTGCCGCGCGAATCGCGTTCAACACCGGCAGCGGCACGTCATTCGCCAATGTCTCCGGCGTGATCGGGATCGGCTCACCGCCCTTCGTGATTTCCCATCCAGCCACCAGGTCACAGATGAATTCCATCGTCACGTCCAGGGCTGTTCCTTCTGGTGCCTCTTCCAACTGGCGCGTATATTCGCGCAGTTTCTCGCGCGTCGCCATTTCCGGCCGGTACGTGATCTTGAACGCCTTCGGCCCAAACGTCACGGGAATCTCGCGCCCAGTCGTTAATTCACCAATGTCCATGCTCACCTCATAAAATCATGAATGGATTCTGTCGGATTACAGGCTGGTCAGCATGTTCACCAACTTGACGCTGACTCCCTTGCCCCACGTCCCGTCGTGCAGAATATCGAAGTCCCAGCCGCGTGTGGCGATGGTGTCCACCGCATCTCGGTTGTTCGGCTTGTTGACCCCGATCTTGCAATCGACCTGGAAGAGATAGTTGTAGCCATCCTCGATCTCGGTGCCGGTGTATTGGATGCGCATCCATTTGGCGGCACCGGCGCGCATGGCGGTCAGAAATGCGGCATTGTCGGCGTTGATCGCCATCTTCAGCGACGCCGTGGCTTTCAGCGTATCGCTGAAGCCGTGCACAGCCCAGGATGGGTTGGTTGAGCGGATCGGCCACACAGGCGCAAATCGATCCGTCCAACTAAACTTCCACTCGAACACGCGCTCCTGTGCCTCGGCGGCATCCAGTTCCGCCTGCGTATCTGCCAGGAAGATGTCTCCCTGGTCGGCCAGCAGCAGTACCGACGGCACCGTCGTCGGCGTGGCCGTCAGCGTTACGTCGTCGGTCACCTTCTGGGAAAGCGTCGTGCCGCCCAGCGTCAGGTCACTGCGCGTGCCGCCCAATTCCACTCCGTTGATTAGCATATAGGCGTACTTTTCCGCCCAGTCGGCGCTGCCGAACTCATGCGTGAAGCTATCTACGGTCTCCTCGGCGTTCGAGGAGGGATCCCAACCCCAGGTATACGAAAGCCCCGTCGATGGGATATTGCGCGTCGGAGTCACATGCTTGAAAACCGAGTTGAACAGGTAGGCCAGCGTGTTGTAGCCTGGCCTGCCGTTGATTGCCCCTACTCCCCACTCGCGATTGGGATATGAGACAGTTGGCAACAGGAAGCCGGTCGGCTTGAACGAACCGCCTTCATAGTTGATGTCCGGCTTGATGAAGACGTCTTGCAGCAGCTTGTTCGCCGGAACGGCGGTCCCGTGCGTCGTTTCGACGCCCAGTTGCATGATCTGGAAGACGTTTGAATTTTCACCCATCTCTCACTCTCCTGAGCGCCTATGCGCTCGCTTGCGCCCGGATGGTGTATTCCCCGCCCAGGTGCCTGTATTCGCGCCCGTCATCAGACTGCTCGGGGTAACGGATTGGCCGCTCCCGCACGCAGTATTCAATCCGCCCCCCGGCGACGGCACCGGAAGCGCGGGTCAGAAGAAAATCGACTCGGTCGGCGATCAGTTGCGCTTGCGCGTATGACATGCCTTCGTCGATGACCTTCACCATGTACGGAGCCTCGCACATGATGCGGATGTTGTTATGCACTTGGATGTCGTGAGCATCCCCCAGCATCTGATACACCACCAGCGGATATTTAGCGTCTGTCGGTGCGATGTCGGCATAGATACGCTCCTCGCCGTCCAAGAGCGCCACCAGCGCAGCGTCGCCGGATAGCAGCTCGCTCAACCAGGTGTCGATCAGCCCAAGCTCGATCATCTATAGCACCTCCGAGCAGAGTACCTGCCGTGCGGTTTCCCATGTGCCGGTGACGATGGAGCCGGCCAGGAAAGTGCGCCCGCTGATCGCGACCTCATCACCTGGCTTGACGTCGGTGCCATAAGGCAGCGTAATCGTGGCATAGGCGCTGGGGACTTCCCGCTCGCCGATCTTGCGCACCCCCGGCTGGTAACTGGATACAGCTAACCTGGCTGGGAACGTGCCGATCAGCGTTAAGGTTTTGGTTTGCCCGCCCCGGCCATCCCCGGCATACGTCGGTCGCTGGACCGTCGCCTGATCCGGCATGGCCTGTTCCTGCATCTTGCGCATAGATTCGAGCGCTGCTGAGTCGATCACAGTTGGTACTCCGATAGCCGCTCACCTGTCGCAGGCGACACGAAATAGCGCGTCCCTGCCGTGATCCACTTCTTCAACCTTGGCCCTAACCGGCTACGGGCTGCGCGCATTTCCGGCCCCAGCATCGGCTGAGCGCTCATGCGGCTTGTGCCGAACTCGTTGTAGATCGTATAGGGCACAGAGTCATAGATGCGCCAGCCGGCGCGCCGCCCAACGCCGATCCGCTGCCGGTTCCAGCCACGGCGCATAGCCCCCGTGCGCTCGCGCGAGCGCCGTTTGCAGCCCTGGACGATCTCCGCCGCCTCCTCGGCTGCTGCGTTATCGGCGGCAGCCTGCGTAGAGGCCATCAGGGTATCCAGCTTGGCCGTATTGAGCTTGAAGTCAGCCCAGATCGCTGGCATTGGTGTCGCTCCTCACCAGGCTGGCCGTGATCGGGCGAGTCTGCGCGCGATATTTGTCAATGAGGGCTTGGATCATGCGGGATTGCTGCGACCGGCTGAAACTGGCGCCGGCGCTGGAGAAGTCGAATTGGTCAGACACTTTCGACAGCTTCATCTCCAGCAAATCGGCGGCGGTGGCATAGAGGTCATAGACCTTCCCGCTCACGTAGACAGGCATGTCCTGGTGCTCGGCAAAGTGCCACACGCCGATCAGCAGTTCCGCCGTCTCGCTTGTGAGGGTATCCCAATTGCTATCTTGCAGGACATAGTCGCCCTCCCACGCGCCGATGCCGGCGTAGTAATCCTTGTACAGAACTACGCCTCCAGAGCCATATTGTTCACGCGGGGTCAACTCCGTCGGCGGCATGTCGGTGCGATTCACGTCCAGCGTCGCCTCGATTTCATCGTCGCTGAACATCGGCGATGCGCTCACCGGGTCTTTGATGAGCAGGCGAATCCGTTCGATGAGCTGGATCATGCTGTTGCGCGCCATCACTTCTCCTTACGCGAACGTTTCGGCGCGTCAGCAGCCGGCTCTTCCACCGCAGGAGGGGCTTTCTCCGGCTCAAGAGTCGGCGTCGCCGGCGCATCGGCGGAGGCGGGAGCAGGGACGATTGCGTATTCGTCCTTGTACCAGCGGATCAGTTCTCTCGCCTTCTCCTCTGGCATCTCCCACACAGCGCCGGTGCGCTGCACTTTCAGCCAAACCATCTCAGGCATAGTGCGTCGGCCACTGGAACGCGGTAATCGTCCCAGCAAAACCAGCTTCCAAGTCCACGTTCATGGACCCATTGGCCTGAATGAACCGGTCACTCGAAAGCGGGCCGATCCACACGGTAGCCCCTGCCCCAACGGCGACCACCTTATCGCTCAGTCCGGCCCGCTGTGCCGGCGGGTTATTGCCTGCCTTGACCGTCAGGTTCTTGGACGCCTCCGCGCTATTTGCCACCCGCAACACAATGCGCTGGGATTGACCAACGGCCAGGATGTTGTGCCCGTTCGTCGGGTCCGCCGTGGTGCCTGCCGGATCAGCCAAACCGGCATCCGGCGTAAAGGCACTCAGCGGAATATTCGTTCTATCAGCCATCTTCTACCTCCACCGGCTTATGCCGGGGTAATGAGCCTTAAAGACTTATGCGCTCTTCGGGTTTATCGCGTCAGGTCTACAGCGTGCCCTTGCTCGCGGTAATCACGCCCAGCGCATCGGGCCGGACGACCTTGGCGCCATACAGTGCCAGACCCTTCACGGCATCGGCAAAGCGAGCCTCGGGCCGGTAGGCTTCGGTCTGGTTTATTTGCATGGCGTGAGAAATCGCCATCGGATGGCCGAACATCAGCTTGTACTTCGCGCCGGACGTATTGCTGATGTTATTGGACGTCAGGATGTTAAACCCGGATACTCGCCGAATCTGGCCATTCAACAGGCGCTCATCCTGCGGCGGCGTGCCGAATTTAACGAAACGCTCATCCTGCAACAGCAATGCCTCGATCCACGGCGGGATAATCAGCCAACGCCCAGCCTGTGGCACATTCGCCTCGTCCAGCTTGGTCTTGGCGTTGACGATCAGGTTGTAGGCACCCGAATCGCCGGTGCCCAGACCGACCGTCTTCGGCGTGGTGTCGTCGCCGATCAGGTTGGCCGACGCCGCGTCGGTGTACATCCCGGCGATGTAACCGTCGATGGTGTTGTTCAACGCATAAGCCGCCTCGCCCATTGCGTCATCCATCAGCTTTGGCTTCTGTTGCGCCTTATCGACGTCGTCGATCTGGAAGTTGAAATACTTCGATTGGGTGATGGTGAGCACTGTCTGCGCATCGCTCAATGTCTCTGGCGCAGTGATATTGGTGTTCTTGGTGTAATTTCCAATGCTCACGCGCCCAATCGAATTGATCTTGACCGAATCTCCCAGCGCGGTGATTTCGCCCTCATAGTCGCGGTTCACGACGCCGGGCTGCGCAAACACCAGCACCTTGTTCAGGTTGGCGAGCAAACGGGCGGACCAGACGGTAGGAATAAAGTTATCCAGGGACATTTCTACTTACCTCGTAAAAACGCTTGCACTTCGTCCCAGCGAGCATTCACTTCGTCCGGCGACATCTTCGCAATCACCTCTGGGGTCAGCTTTACGGTGCCCCCATTGGATGGATTGGTCGTCCTGGTCGGCGGAGTCGTCGGCGGCGGGGGAGGCGTCTGAGAACCTTTCAGCCACGGCCTAGCTGTGGTGAGCGCATCCAGCGCTGCCTTCACAGTGTCGGCGTTTGGCTCCCCATCATCGCCATAGGTGATGGCCTTGGTATCCATCAACCTGAAGGCCGCTTCCTCATCCACAATGCCAAGTTGGCGCGCAGTGCGCTCCACGTTCAGGCGCAACTTCAGGCTCTGAATCTCTGGCTTCGCCGTGGACTCAAATGCCTCAAGCGCCTTCACGCGCTCAGCTTGCTTCTGGGATTCGGTCTTCTGCGATTCCTCGATCTTCTGGAGCTTCTCTTCCAGCTCCTTCTCACGAATGCGCCGTTTGGCGTTTTCGTCTCGCAGGGCACGAATAGTTTTGTCCGCTTCATTCGCCCCGCCATTCCCCTGGTCTGCCGGTAGCACAGGCTGCGGATTTCCGCCTGTTGGGTCGCCCCCCTGGGGCTGCTTGTTGTCGTCGCTTGGAACCGTTGACCTCCTGGGTCAGTCCCCAAATAAAAAAGCGCCCGCTCATCATCAAGATGAACGGGCGCTTATGCACGCGGGTTCGTAATATTCTGCTCTGCCGCCGGCGCGGGCATCCCTGCGAGCGCTCGGGCGACTTATAGCCCAGATTGTAGCGTCTGCTTTTTGGCTGTCAACCTACCTATCAGACATATAATGGGCCATATAAGAAACACAGGGGGTGTTTCATATGACCACAAACCAATATGATGACGGAATCCAGAAACTTGAAGAGCTTTTACGTCAAAAGCGAAGCACATTGAATGTGCTAGGGGGTAAGTTTGCCGATGCAGCGGGGCAATTCCTGAAAGACTGGTATATGGATGAAGCCACACGCATGGTAAAGAGCTGTCCAGACGTCACCAAACAACTCGCTCACAATGATAGACTCTCGGGATTTAAGTCAGCAGTCCAAACTCTTCAGCAGAAAGCGACTGAGGCTGCGCATGAATTTATCATGACGGGCGATGTATGGTGGCACTATAACGGCAATCCACCTGCCATTGCTGAATTTACCATGCACGGAGGGAGCTATCCTGCGGGAGCCGATAAAGCCATACGACTAGCAGCAGGCCTGCTTGCACCTATCCTAGAAAAATACAACTATCTATCCATATACACAAATGCAAATGTGATTTGGCGCGAGCAAGATGTCCCTGCTGGGCAAATTAAGGCGAGGCCTATGTACCCAAGAAGTTCCCCTCTGAAATGGTCCAGCGAGATGACAAAAATCTATTCAGAATACTCTGAAATATTAGAGAGCTTTGCTCCTATCGAAATACAAATTGTCGAATTAAGGAAACAAAAAGAACAATCTGAAGCCGATGATCTGTGGAGTAAAGCCTAATCAGCGATATTCAAACGTGCAATGGCAGTTCGTCCGGCATTGGCTATCGCCGATCCTGGGAAGTGTCCCAATCGTCTGCCAGTCCCGGCGTGCATAGTCCACACAATCAGGGCAGTGCTCGGCCACACCCAGCACGCGGCGCTCCTGAAACATTCCGGCATTGATCGCATCGGCGCGCCGGATTTCCTCATAGATGCCGCGCACTGCCTGACCATACATCCGCGCGCGAACGATCATCCGGCCATCCATCTCCTGCGCGCCGGTATAGATTTCAAATGCGAATCGGTGCAGGAATTCGTATTGCCGGCGAACCTCCCACCCCACCCTGCCCCAATCCGAGGGCGTCATCTGTGCCCAGCCGCCTCTGGCCAGCGCGCCGGCGGCACAGGCCATGCGCTTGACGGTCAAGGCAAACTGGGTTTCCCACTCGGCCAGCGTCAACCGACCGCTCTGCAATTGAATGGTCAGGGCCTCCAGGCGCGTCTGGCTCGATTCGATGAACCGATCCAGCGCTGTCCGCACCTGGGCGAATGACACAAACCGGCCGGAATTGACATCCTGATACCGTCCAGTGCGCGCGTCCCAGTAGTACGCTGGCGTGAGATCACTGAGGCGTATTGGGGGCATCCTGCTTCTTTCTGGCATCTGCCAATCGTCGATATTTCGCCGGCGCATGTCGCCGCCACAGCGCCTTGGCGACCTGAATGTCATGCGGCGTGACCTGCGCGAGTGCCATCAGGCTGGTGTAATCCAGCGGTGGGCCGAGAGGTTTACGAGTCTCTTGAACCGGTTCCCTCCTAAACGCTCACCAATTCCCCGTTGGTCATGAAGCCGTGCCAGATGCCAACCACATGAATGGAGGGGGTCAGCGTAGGGGCTTCCCGATTTCCGTCCCATTGCCAATCCTCAACGTTCGCCAGTGGCGCCGGTGATAGCCGGCATGAGCCAAAGTCGCCCTCTTCAGTTCCATTGGGCACGCGGATGTATATCTTCTCGTTATCGTCGGTGAAGGCCCAATCGCCCACCTTTCCATTCTGGAGAAGGTCGGTAACGCTCTCTCGCAATTTACCTTTGGCGTTCTCTCGGTTCATTGTTCTGCCCCCAGGTCGCGCAACACATCCCCAACGATGAGGTCTGCCAAACGCTCCGCGCCGCCATTCGCCTGCACCCAGAACTGCATCATGGCTTTAGGGTCAAATGGCTCGGCCTTAGCGATAGCGGTAAATTCGGAATCATGCTCGGTACAAAACCTCATGCCGGCGTCGGCCTGGTTTGGCGCCTGGGGTTTATCACAGCCAAAGTAATCACACTGCTTTATTGGCTCACTCATTGGTTCACCTCCGGCACCGTGTCAGCCATCGATGCCTTGACGCGGCGCGTCATCTCACGATCCTGCGAATCCATGATGCGCTTGATCTCAGTGTCCGAATATCCCATCTCGCGCAAGCGCTCCTCCGATGGCAACCCGGCAGCGTCGGCCTTATCCTTTGCCATCTGCACCTTGTTCTCTTCGGCGATACGGGACTGTTCCTTCTCCCAGTCGTAGCCTAGGCGCTCGCTGATCGTCTGGCCAGATGCCCACTTGTTGTTAAAGTCGATTTGATAGTTACCGCGTTCCTCCACCTCGTTGCGTGGCATCGGGTTGCCCCACTCCAGCGTAATATCAGCTTCTGGCCCGAACCCGCCCATCTCCAGGATGTGTTGCGCCAGAATGATGAGCATGTCGCCGTATGTGTCGCGCTTGATGGTCGTCATCTCCATCAGCGGGCCATAGAGGATTTGCAGCGCGACGCCGGCGATGGCGCCGATGGATTCAAGCTTGGCAACCGAAATGGGGGGGACTCGTGCCAGGATGAACAGGATGTCATAGAGCCCGTTGTACAGCGACAGTGACCCCGCGATGTCGCCATGCGCTTCCAGCATCTCCATCTTGGCTGCGGTCGGGAGCAAGATCGATTCGTCCACGGCCACATTCACCTCGCCCGCTTTGACCCCCGTCCCAACGACCTTCGGGTGAGCGTGAATGCGATTGATGCGGATTGAGTTCGATAGGATGAAGTGAATGCGCCCGATCAGATGCAGAATATCGTCTTCCAGGTCGCTGCGCCCATAGAACTCGTTCGCCGCCGGCAGGTTCTGGCAATCCACAATCGGTGGCCACGAATAAGGCCATTGCACCGGCGGGCCATCCTGCACCCATGAAGAGCCCTCGCGTGAAATTTCGTCCTGAATGACCCACGTCGCCCCGCCCTGCTCATTGATACCTGTTCGCTCGATGGTCTGGCGCTTGACAAAGCTCTTGCCATTCTCATCCGTCGCGGGATACTGGATAACGTATTTCGATACGTCTTCGATGTCGTCAGAATCCCATACGGCGTGGATGGTTGACGGATCGACAGAGTAGAAACGTGGGAACCGACTGCCGGGCTTCGGAGCTTCCAATTTGATGAACACATGCCCGCCGATGGCACCCGACTCGGCCAACTTACGCGCAAACGTGTTGAACTTGTTCGCTTTCAGCGTGCCATTCAGAAACTGATCTTGCGGGCTCCCTTTGGTATTCGTCCCCTCGTCCTCCGACGCATCATCCGATCCCCCAACGTCAAATTCCACACCGGCGCCGAACAGGAAAGCCGTCCCCTTATCGACGATGATCCGGGCCAAGTTTGGCTTGACGTTGTCGTTTGCCTGCCCCGGCTTTGTCTTCAGTGGGTCGGCATAATCACCGTCATATGCGTTCTGAGCGGTCTTGATCCGCGCGATTCGCGCCATCTCAGCCGCTGCCGCAATCTCAACGATTTGCCTGCTAATGATGTTAACCCTCACCCTCCTAACCAAAAACATCGGGGCCTTTTTCAGCCCTCGCGCTTCCCGCAATCAGCTCGTTGTATGAGAGCGAGCTGCCATCCATGATGTCGTCGTGCGGCAAATCCGGCTGCCCGTGCATGTGATGCAGCCACATCTCGTTCCACTCTCCGCGCAGCACTTTGACGTTGCCAGCTTTCGCCTGCGCCGCAAACGCCTTGGCGCGGGTGATCTTGTCTGATCCACTCCGCACGGCAGCCACGTCGAACCCGTCTAGCAGCCCTACCAGGCGCATCGCGTCACGGACCGCCGCTGCGCCAGGCTCCTGCTCAAAACGCACATAGTGCTCAGTCCCACTTTGGCGCGCCTGGGTGATGTCCTGCTGAGCCGTATTCACAAACAACCGGTCCGTCTCAGTGGGTCCTTCCTGAACGGCAATGCAATCCATGACGTAATAGATGCCGTTGACGCGCCTGATCTTGACGCCGGCGGTATAGTCCGGGTCGGCCTTGGCCATCTTGCGCTCGGTCGCGGCGAAGTCCCAGCCTCGGCACTCCTCGCCGCCGGCAGGCACGGCATCGACGATCTCAAACCATGCCCGGTTGAATATCTTGCCGGCGGTCGGCCTGATCTTCCAGTTGCCACCCAGCAGGCGCTGCATATCGACCTCGCTCAACGCCATCAATTTGGCTTTGTAGCCGGGGTCCTTCTGCATCAGCATCTGGTTGTCATCCAGGCTGGAGGGGATGAAGGTGAGCGAGGTGGGCGGCGCAAGTTTGGCTTGCACAGGATGCGCATACATCGCCTCTTCCATCGTGTCGTACCAGTGCATGATGTCGTTGATGCGATAGAACCAGCGAATCACGCCACCCCGTTCAGGGATCGCGTAACCGGTATCCTGGTTGATCCACCATGCAATCAGCTTGGCGACGAACGAATCGGGATCCGGGTTGCAGGAAGCGCGCGTATAGGGCTTCACACCGCACGTGGAGCGGTTGCGGCTGAGCATGTAGAAGAATTGTTTTTCCGTGAAATGTGTCAGCTCATCCCACTCGATCAGCGGAATTTGCGCGCCCTGCCATTGCTCCACGTCCTTCTCGTACTGCATCGAGTCCAGCGTGACGCGCATGCCGGTTGGGAATGTATAGAACAGGTCACTATTGTTGAACTTCGGACCGAACGGCGCATAGAGTGAGCGCGTCTCATCCAGCAAACCGCCCTGGAGGATGATCTGCGGGCGCATACGCCGGAAGATCACGGCACCGAAATTCGGATTATTCAGGTGGCGCAATGGCTCGACGGCCAACGACCATGTCTTGCCCCCGCCGGCAGCGCCACCAAAGATGACAATGTCTGCCGGCGACGCAAGGAACAACTCCTGGCGTGGCTGGGGCCGAATGTCAATGGACGTCATCGCCGTTACCCTCTACCGGCGGCGTGGCAGTATCGTCGCGCCCATTCTGGGGGATGTAGAGCGTGACTGTCGCCGCCGACGTTTGAATCGGCCCACCGCCGGCGCCAGTATGCTCCTGGCGCGTCTTCAGCGCGAACTCGTCCGGGTGCAAACGCTCCAATAACCATGCGGCAGCCTGCCAGGTCCTGGAATCCGCACTGGCCGCATGGATACGTGACAGCAGTGAGGATTTTCGGCGGGGAATTGCCCCTTTTATGTACTTGAAAAATTCTAAGAAAGGGGCTTCGCGCTCTTTGGGCTTCGCGCGGGGGTGCGCGATCAGGCGGTTATATTCCTTCTCGCCGCGCAGCATCCAATTGTAGAAACTGCCCTCGTCGATGCCGTTAAGGATTGCGGCGTCCTTGTTGGGTAACCCCAGGCTGATCGAATCGCCAATCCGTTTCGCCAGCTCTGGGGTACACAACGTTTTACGCCCACGCTGAGACTCAGCCTGGGCTGCTTGCGGCTTAGGAGTTGCCTTGGTTCTCTTTGGTTTTGCTTTGGGTTTAGCTTTCGCCTTGGTAACCGTTAACCCCTAGCCAATTCAGACTACGTACCAGATGAACGACCACCGCCACCACCGACGGCGCGGCGGATTCGGCCTACGACGTTGCGGGCTCCGCGAATGATGCGGGCGAAGACGCCCTGTCCACGACTACGAACGTTTACCTCCTTTCCCACTCGCTTTCATTGGAAGTGAGAGATTTGATAGTTTCTCGTCAATTCTGGCCTGGCGATACTCGACATCCGCGGGCGGCAAGGTGAGACCAAGCGCCCTTGCCACCACGGCACCATCGAGATACTTATCACCATGGACCAGAAGGCCGAGCTGATCCAGGAAGGATTCTTTTTGTTCGCGCGTCTGGAAGCAGATCGCGCACCAGAATTCGCTATCGACGGCGGCCATCCGGCGCTTCTCTTCAGCAGCCGCACGGGCCCTGAAAGCTTTCAGCGTCTCGCTGGCTTCGGCAACTGTGTCTTTTTCCAGGTCGCCGGTATATTGCATGCCTTCCAGCGGGTCTTTTGCCTCCCCCATCGACAGCTCATCAAACGGGATGTCCGGCACGTCGAATGACACGCCGGCGCCAGCATCGAATGACACATTCGTCTGGTCGAATGAAATCTCCGATGGGTCAGTGACGGGTGTTCTGGTGCGTGGCATAGCACTTCCTCCTAAAAATGTCGATGTCCGCCAGGGGGAAGAACTGGAGGATGCGTCGATAGTCGCTCGGATAGTGTTCTTGCAGCGGCTCCATGAACCGGCGGTCGATACCGTCGAAGCTACGACCAAACAGGCGATAGTCTACCGGCAACTTGACGCCGGCAGCATTGATCTCCTCGATCAGCCTTGCCTTGTTCCAGTCCCACACCGGGAAGAATGTCCGCCGGCGCTCGTTGATGGCGCCGTAGCGCGTGATCGCCGCCCGGCGTGTCGGCGAGTCTGCCGCCCGTACACCGGTGGCCATCCAGGGTTTCTCCTTATACCCCAGGTCTTCCGCAAGCCAGCCGACCAGGTCGTCATAGTTCGGCTGGGGAAAATTGATCTCTTCGATGATATGACAACGCTCCGGCGCCTGGAAGGTGAAGTTGTTGAGCCAGCGATAAAAGGATGGATGTGGGATGCGATAGATGCGCGTGTGGAAGAACTGTTCGTAGTATGCGAGAGACTCCTCCACGAATTCCAATTCCGGCACCAGCCACATATACACGGGAATGATGCGCTTGAACGCATATTTGCGCTTGCGCAGTTCCAGCCATGCGGCAATGGAATCCTTCCCACATGAGAACGACAGGATGATCGTGTCCGTGCGGGCTTGGATCGTCTGAATTACCTTTTCCCCAGAGAGCGGTAGTGATACTTGTTTAACGCACCCCATTCTAGCAACTCCCTTTAAAGATGGATAGCCCCACCCTTCCGGCGATGGAAGGATGGGGCACTTGTTCAAGCCGGCTGGGCAACAGTAGCCCATTGCTGCGCGTGCAGGTTGCGCGCCCACATGCGAGCAAATGAGGCGATGTCAGCCATTGCACGAGGGGCATACTTCGCGATCCTATCCTGGCTGGGAGCCAGCTCCGCGCATTCGCGCCAACCGCCGCATGGCCGGCCCATCACCGAGATGGCCGGCTGGGTGATCTCAGTCGGCACCCATACCCCATAGCCGGTAAAGAACACGACCTCGGGGTCGGCGACGCTGTCGCTGTTCTGGGTGAAGTAGTGAGCCACGGAGATTAAGTTTTTACCGATCTTCTCAATCACAAGCGGATAAAACCCCGGCATCTCAAGCCGAAGGTGAGCACCTACCCGGGCCGTGCTCAGGTCAAAGTGATGGGCCTGGGTGATTCTGTCGATTTCCTGTTGCATGGATTTGCATGTGTTCATGTGACTAATTGTAGCGGTACTTCACAATTAGTCAATACCCAAACATGCCAAATTTAGTATGAACTTTCCCACTCTTACCCTATTGACATATTGTGAAATATCACTACAATTAGTCATATACAAACAGGAGGAACCTTACAGATGAAAGCTTCAGAACTCACCTTCGGCATTGAAATCGAGTGCTACCTGCCCCAAACGTTGGCCCATCAGTTCCCAGTTGGCAGTTATCATCGTGGCCTGCAAATCCCCGGTTTCCCCTCTGGCTGGAATGCTCAGGCCGATAGCAGCGTTACGACCCATGCCCCATCCGGCTATTTCGGCATCGAGATTGTTTCTCCTGTTCTGAGCGGCGAAGCTGGGCTGTGCCAGGTGGCAGACGTGCTTGTGACACTGAATGAATTGCAAGCGAAGTCAACCGAAGCCTGCGGCATCCATGTGCATATCGGGGCGGCTGATTTCACCGAGGACGAATTGCAGCGGATTATCCGGGCCTTCCAGCGATATGAGATGGCCTTTTTTGCCCTGAACGGTAACCAGATGAATGCCCGGCTAACAAGCCATTATTGTGCCCCATCTACACGGTGGGACGGCACCCGGTATCAATCCCTGAACACAACGAACCTCGGCACCCGAAACAAGAACACTATCGAGTTTCGGCTGTTCTGTGCGAATTTGCAGCCTGAATTTGCCGTTGCCGGTATCTACATGGTGACGGCACTGGTTAGCCGGATGACTGAGACAACTATCAAATGCAAGACGGAGCAGCTTACCCCGCAGTTTGCGGTTAAGCGATTCGTGCATGACCACTTCAGCGGTGAGAATGCGACCAAATACACCATCCTGCCAGATGAAGACCCGGCAGACGTGGCCGAATTTCTCACGGCCAAATTGGGCGAGGCGGTAATGGAATGAAACAAGTGACTGTAGCACTGCACCCAGGATCGTGCGCGGAGGAGGTAATCAACCTCCTCCGCGCTTTATCGGCAAAGGTAGTCGTGATCGACTCATTGGCGTTGGCGCGTGGGGCGATTTTCTCGCGTCTGCTCCTGCTGGGCGGGCCCGACATTAACCCCTTCTGGTATGGACAGTCGGCCACGCACACTCGGCGCATCGACAAGGAGCGCGACCTGATCGAATGGACGCTGGTACGCCGGGCGCTGGCAGATGAAATCCCCGTCATGGGCATTTGCCGTGGGCACCAAATGCTGGCGGCAGCCGCCGGCGGAAGTCTGTATCAAGACATTTACGCCGACGGCGCAACGCCCTATCACGCCCCAACGCACCGGCTGACGGACGTGTTGTTGCCGCTGGCCGGGCATATCCCGGTTTGCCAGGTGAATAGCTACCACCACCAGGCCGTGCGCACGCCGCCTTACGGCTGGGAAGTCGTCGCATGGTCAAGCGATGGGCTGGTCGAAGCCATCCATCGCCCCGGCGCCCTGGGTGTCCAATGGCACCCTGAAATGATGGTACGCTCCGATCCGCGCTGGCGGAAGCTCTTTAAATGGTTTTTGGCTGGGTTGGAATAGTGAAATAACGCTACAATATAGCTATGAGCAAACTCTACACCACTGGCGACGTCGCCCAAATGCTGAACCGCAAGCAGGTTTCAATTGCGATGAACGCCGTCCGCCACAACATCGGGCAGGTGATCGGGAAGATGCGCCTGTTCACCGAGGAGGATGTGGAGAAGTTGCGCGGTATCACGTCGCGCGGCCCGGGCCGGCCTGCGGACCCGACAGCGAAATATCACAAGCAGCACAAAACTAGGAAAGCTCCGGTTCCGTCGCCAGAATCAGCGCCTGCACCCGAGGGAGCAACTCGGCGGGCACGCCGTGCTCGTGCATGAGTAACCCCAGCGCTCGCACATGAATCTCCTCGCGTGGTGTATCTCCCACTTGTAGCTGCATCTCCAGCGCCATCACGACGCCTTTGACGACCAGGGCCCATGAATCACTCATGGGCCCTATTCTATAGCGGGGGTGGGAATTGCACACCACGACCTCCAGTTTGTTGGACTGGCGAGCTAACTTCTGCTCTACCCCGCGTCAGATGGCGCGCTTTCACGCGCCACACTCACACAACACTCGCGCTAATCCATCACCCACTTCGACGGATCAGCGTCGCTTGACTTCAGGATGTAATCGATGCCGTAACCGCCCGACCACTGCGGATCGTTCCGCGCGTTTGTGTAGATCATGTAGCCGCGATGCGGGTTCTCGTAGGCCTTGCTATTCACGATCAGCGGCATATCTAGGATTTCCAGCGTGCGTTCGACGTAGACCTCCGCCTGCTTCGGCGTAATCCCCTGTGCCGAAGCACCGCCCTGGCCCATCTTGTCCATGAACCCTTCCGTGCCGATCACGCGCTGAACGTTCGGATCGAACAGGATGCCCATTTCCTCCCAGAAGAGGAAGTTGGAACGTGTCAAGAACCAATCCCAGGGATAGATGATCCGGCCGGAGCTTGGCAGCGCGCCATAGACGTTGATACCTTCGGCGGGCGTCATCCAGGTCATCTGGAAGCCTTTCTCGCTGGTATAGCGCCGGATGATCGCCGGCTCGCCCCACACCATCGCCGGCTGGCCCTGGGTGACCATGCTCAGCGCATTCACCTGCGGGACGGTCCGGCTCTCATACAACCAGGTGGGATCGGGCACGTAGCAATGACCGTCGTACCACCACTCACATGGGGTGCCGCCGGGCGTGCCGTCCAGGGTCTGGTTGTTGTACAGACCTCTGAACGCATTTCCGAATTCGGTGCGCGTCTCTTCATCCGTCCAGTCGTAGCAACCCATCGGGGCATTGCCGAAGGTAAATCGTCGGTAGCCGACCTGGTACGCAAGCGTGGCCGTCTCAATCCACTTCTTGGCGATACGCTGGAACCAATCATGGATCGATTCGCCGGCGCGTCGCCCGAAGCCCCAATCGCCCTCATTGTTGAGGATGAGGAGCACCAGCGGCTTGACGTCGTCGGGCAGGTATTGCTGCAATGCGACGATTTGCGCCGGGCTCAGATCGGTATCGACGTTCCAGGTGCGCTGCGCGCCATCGTGGCCGGCACGGATCGCGTCACGCAAGACGTCTGCCGACATGCAGGTCACGCGCCCCCTCTTCGTTCCCAGGCGAGACAGGTAGTTATCCAGGCCGTCGTGCAAGCTATGCACACCGACGATGCGCGGATAGCGCGTGCTGTTCACTTTTGTGAAGCTGAAGATGAGCTTGGATGATCCGCCATGCTCAAAATACTCAAGGGTTACCCAATGCAACCCGGCGCTCAGCTTGCAGGTGACGCTATAGGTCGCAACCTGCGGCTGCCACTTGTCCAGCACGACGTCGCCATCGATACACAGGCGCACGCCGTCATCGGCAGTGACGGTAAAGCGATAGGTGCCTGCCTCGAACGAATGCCAGCGCGAGAACCTGGCGCTGTAGGAATCTACAGGGACGCCTTCGGCGGGGCTGCCGGTGCCGACGTCCATTGACAGGTTAGGCCCTGGGTAGGTTTTCGTGGCGATAGCCTCCCCTTCCAGGTTCTCATTCGCATAGAACGACGCAACCCAATCCATATCCACAGTAATTACCGTCACAGTGACCTTGAAGTCTTCCGTCTTGCCGTCCTTGTATGTGACCGATAGCGTGTATGTCGTCGTCTCAGCCGGCGTGCGAGTGCGGCTCATCACGCCTTCTTCGTCCACGCCATCCAGCTTGACGGCATCTACGCCTTCGACCGACCATGAAAGCGTCGTGGATTGCCTCGGCGTGATTTGGCTCGGCTGGGCCGTAAAGGACACAGCGGGATGTACAACTGGCGCGTCTGGATCGGCGAGATATGCCGCCGACGCATACCCAGTCGCAAGCCGAATGCCGTTATTAAAGAGACCAAATGACGCCCACCCATTCGTCACTGCCTCCACTTCGATTTCGGTGCCTTTCGGCATCAGCGCAAGGATCGCCGAATCCGTGTTCGGCGCCAGCCTGACATGCAGGTTCTCCGTCGTAATGCGTTTCTCGCTCATAGATTCCTCTCGTAAAGCACAATTGAGGTGATGATCCGAGCCGGTGTCCAGGTGGGGTTGAGCGCATAGCGCAGGAGCGAAGCGCTCTCCTCCGCCGGGACCGGCCAGGGATCATGGATGAGATAGTCGTCGCCGCGCTTGGCGTAGATCAGCACCCAGTGATATTGCGGCCCAGGCGCGGGGCTACCGTCCACTTCGACGATCACAGGGTTCCCATTCGCCAGCGCGCCATCGACGACGTCCATCGGCGCGGCCACGTCGCGGCAGCGCACGATCCGGGCGAATTTGATGTCGGGGAAGAGCGTATTCAGCGCGCTGAACACAAACAAGTTCTTGGTGTTGCCGGTATAGCCCTTGCCGTACCCAAGCGCCTTCAGTTTTGCGTTGAGCGTCGCCGGCGTTTCCTGCTTGCCGAAGCCATTCGTGACCATCGTCGCGCAGGTCAGTAAGCAACCGTATGTGCCGATGGTGGACGTCTTGTCGCCGTATCCGAGCTGATCCCCCGCCCACGCAGGATCCCGCTGTGAGAGCGGCTGCGTGGCGAACATAGGGGCTTCAGGGGCCGGTGGCGGCGCTGGCTCCTGGGCGATGGGCAAAAGCATTTCAAGCGGCACATTCAGGATGTCAAGATCAATGGCACTGGACTCAACACCATAGGTGCTGCCATTGCCGCCTGAGCTATGCTGCCAGACCGTCCAGGACGACCACGGCTCCGGGACGATCAAACTCGCTTCAGAAATATAGGCTGCCAGCCAGAGCGAATAGTCGGCCAGCCAGGGAGCGCTGCCGACGTTGGGCATATACCAGGTGCCGGTATACACCACCGGCCGGCGATTGGCGATCTGTGTAATATTCTCCAGGCAGACCTTCAGGCGCTGGCGCCAGGCATCACTCCACGCCTGCTTCGGCATCTCCACATCGACCACCGGCGGCAGTTCGCCATAGTCACTACCGAGTGACTGAAATAGTGCCTTGACCTGCTTATCCGGGTCTATCTGGGGATAAAAGGCCAGGTAGGCGCCCCTAGGCAGTTTCCCCCTGGATTCGGCCCAGTTGCGGGCAATGTTTACGTCCTGCCCATCCGCCAGCGCTGCGCGAATCCAGGCGAAGCATGCCTGAGTAGATAGAGTCGTCCAGTTGATCTTCCCCTGCCATTGCGATACGTCCACGCCATGAATGCGCGGATCGGTTTCTGGAATAAGGGTTGGCACCTTGCGATACTGCCCGGCGGCCATCCCTCGCCATAGGTCCATGCTATTTCTCCTCCGGCATTTCTTCCGGTGTTTGGCTCAGCGCCGCGAGTTGTGCAACCAGCCGCGCAGCCCAGGCGCGATAGATGCGGTTCTCTCGCCGTAGTTCGTCGTTTGCCTTGCTGAGTTCCTCATTCGCCTCGCGCAGCTCCTGGTTCTCCTGGCGCACGGCAACCAGTTCCGCCTTGAATGCAGCGCGGTCGGCGTCTTGCTGTTTCCTGAGCGCATCGAGTTGCTCACGCAACATCTTGACGACCGTTTCGGCGGATTCAATGGTGCTGTTATCCGCCTCTGCGAGGGCCTTCCGGGCATTTGCCGCTGCCAACCTCTGATTCCCAATCAGCGCTGCCGCAGCAATCCCCGTAGAAACGATACTGATAGCAATAGGTACAGCCTCAATGAATTCCACGAAATCTCCCCCCAATGAAGAAATAGAGCCCAAGCGTTACGCCGGCATGGATGATGATCGATAGCCCCCACACATTGAGTTCCAATGCGATACGGGTGGCATCTGCGACGATCACCAGTGCGATGAATGCGGCGGCGTTGAATAGCCATAGCAACGCCGGAACAGCCAGACGCCATTGGCGCCGGTTGTGCTTGATCCAGCGGCATGCTGCTGCCGTTGCTATCATCAACGTCACGGCAGCTACCAGCTCAAGCGCATCTGGCAGCGTCATCAGTTCTTCGCTGTAGCGCTCCCGAATGCGTCATAGACCCCCGATGCGATCAGCCCAAGCATGAGCCCATACACGATGACGGCAAACCAACCCCCGAAATCGACTGGGACATCCTGGCTCACCATATATGCCGCGCCGAACACGATGCCGATAGCCATCGATGCCACCGTCAGCCAACGCCCTGCCAAGCCCAAGCGCTTGGATAGCTCCACCAGCCCCAGCACCAGGAGCACCAGCGGCACGCCGGCGACAGCGGCGCTCGTAAATGCACCGAAATTAGTTGGGGCGGATTGGAATGCCGGGGAAAAAGCTCTGGCCTGCACGACGGCGGTCGGGATCAGGACGCAAGCGACTAACACGCACAGAACGATGAATGGCCTCACCAAACGACGGAAGACAGATTGCATAGCAAACCTCCAGAAATAAAAAAAGCGCCCACCAGAAATGATTCTGGTGGGCGCTCAATGCGCGGACCTAAAGTCTTAAGTTGTAGAAAGACAGCGAGGCGTCAGCCGAGCTAATCTTCCTTAATGGCAGATAGGTGAATGCGAATCTCGATCATTTTCACCACAGCCGCCAATGCCGCCTCTGACGCTGCGAGTATAACATCCGCCATCCAACTGCGGGAATGGCAGCTCTCACGATATAGATTTAGTGCCGTCATGAGGGACTGCAACCCCCGCTTTGTCTCTATCGCTATTTTCCGCTCATTAACGGATATTTCTTGCATGACATCCACTTTGTTGGCCGCGACGGATTAGATCGCGGCCACATACAGGAGGAGAATCACATGGCCATCCACACATGGCACAACCGCGCTTATAGCACAAACGTTTTGTTCGTCAAGCGGTGAGACAAAAAAGCCGCCTGAGCGGCGGCTTCAAATGGGTAGGGTGGGGCGGATTTTATGGCAGACTCTCGCAAACCAACCCATCATGATCGTTCCCATCCAGGCGGAACGGATTCGCTCCCCCCACTACCCCACCGCAATAGTTCCAGCACGCCTGGGCTTGCGCCTGGGTCGTGAAATCAGCACAATCCAGGTCCGGCCCATTGCAATCACACGGCGCGGCTGCCGCCGGTGCCGGGGCTGCCGGCTGGGCAGGCACTGGGGTATCGGTCGGAACGACTGAAACAGGCTCAGCCGTCGGCACGTCCGTAGGAGCCGGGGCGAGCGTCGGAGCTTCCGTCGCCGCCGGCGTAGCGGTTGGCGGCTCGGTCGCTGCCGGTTTCAGTTCTGGCGTTGCAGTATCGGGCATTGCCGTATTGGTCGGCTCAGTCGTCGGCGTATTGGTCGATGCGATTGTGGGAGTTGGCGCCGGCGTCGCAGTATCGGTCGGTACTGCGGTTTCGGTTGGCGCACTCGTATCGGTAGGGGCAATGGTCGCTGTATTGGTTGGTGCGCTTGTGGCGCTGGGAGAGGGAATGGTAGTCGGCGTGCTAGTGGGTGGTTGACCGCATGCGGCAAGCAGGGCAAGAAAAACGATCACGGCGAACAGCTTTGAAAAACGCATGGATTCCTCCTGTGAATGTGTGGGTCCCTACCCTATTCTGGCACCGTTCCGAAAAAAACAAAAGAGCCACCCGCATGGATGGCTCTGAGGGGCAGGAGAATGGTTATACGGCTTCGTCGGTCTCAGGATTGAGGGTACGTAGAACATCCGTGCTTTCGATATTTGGCGGCGTGGTCCTGATCCGCTCTATTGGATCATTACCACCACGAAGAACGTCTTCGATCTCCCAATGCCAGTGGTTGGCCTCACCGACATCGCGGGTTACCTTGCGTTCCTCGCCAAAGTGTACGCGCTCGCGTACCCAGCCTACGCCGTCCTCGTCTTCGAACTCGAAGACGCTATATTTCCACTCTTCCCCGCTCCCGTCCTTCGTGTCGTTGCGAGCCCGCGTATGGGTATAGCGCGGGTCGGTGTACAGACAATCACCGTGGCTCAATGGTGATGGCCCGCTCTCGCGCCAGTGCTCGCGCAGCTTGAACACCGGGCGGGCGCCGATCCCGCTGAAGCGCTTGACCTGGCGTACCTGCCATGCGACATAGACCATTTCATACTTCGGCGCCTCGATCCAGGGGAGGTATTCCACTGCATCGCGCATGAGCAACTTGACCATCACGGCGGGGATCAGCATCCCGACCAGGCTGTGAGCATACGGAATGTCGTGCTCACAGTCCATTGACCACTCTTTCTCGGTCGTGTCGAAGCCAACCGAGTTAATGAGGTTCAGTTCCTCCATCCGTGCAAGGATCTCGGCTTCCTTGTCGGCGTCATCCGAGTATGGGTTATTCGGAGCACTAGAGATGTTCGACCATACGAACAACTCCGCATCGCCGAATACCACGTCTGCTCCCGCTAGGCAGTCCGGTGATGTGCCTGGACCATATTCAATGGTCCGATTCGACTTATACGGGGAGCAACGATGCTCAAGAATGACGTTGCCGTGCTCAGACGTGATGTTCAAATTAGTCCGGTCCTCAAGCGATTGGATAGTTGCGACAAGTCGGTTAAAGTTTGGTTTATTTGTAGCCATTTCGATTCCTCTCTACCATCTCCGCCGCGCTCGCGCATCAGCGGAGGTGATGAATTATCTAGTTGCTCCTGTTGATGCCGGTTAGTCACTCCCCGGCAACACTTTCAGAATGTCAGAGCGTTATGCTCTTTCAAGAACTTGATTGCCTGGTCGAATGCGTCCGACAAACCGTCCCGTTTAGCCTTCAGCTGAGAGACCTTAGCGGCACTGGCCCGGCGATCCTTCTTGGCTGCCCGGAAGGCCTCGTCGGCTTCTGCATACTGCTTGCGGATTTCATTTTCCTTTTCAATTGTCATTTCTGTTTTCATTTCTGTTCTCCCTGCATGGATAGATATTAGCATATCTGCTAACAACTGTCAATAGCAAAACTTGACAAATCTCAACCGAGTTTTCACAAAGATTCATCCAAACTTGTCAAGTTTTTATGCCTTTTACCCCTTGACAGTTGTTAGCATATCTGCTAATATCTAGTCAATCAAGGAGAGATGAATCATGTACACAGTAACGGTAGAAGCAAAGCCAAAATACGACGAATCCAAAGACCCTCGCACAACGGGCGGTGCTTTCACAATCTCACAGCGGATGCCCAGGGACCTGTGGGACAAACTCAAGTCTCACGGCTGGTGCTGGTACGTCAGCAATGACGACATCGAAGATTTTGGCAATTACGGTGCTCAGCCTGGTTGGCGATACAACGTCGAAGCCCTGCGGCTGATCGTCCGGCAGGGAAATGAACTGCTGGTGGATGGTGAGAAAGTCACCAGCACCAGGGGGCTCTCCGACCTGTGGTCACCGGCGGGCATGGCGGCCCAGCAGGCGAAGGTCGATGCTGAGAAGGCCGAGGAAGCCAGGCGGGAAGCAATTAAGGCCCGTATCGGTGAGATTGCCGGCTACATTCGCGATGCCGGCGAACGACCAGAGGGCAGCCAGGCGGTAAATGGCGAGATGATCCTGGATTCCGGCAACATCTACGGGAGCGGACGCTGGTTCACCATCACACCGTACCACATCTGGTACGTGAAAAATAACGGCGGCGATGGCGACAACTGGGCGAGCAACAACGTCATCACTGGCGGCGCTGGCGCGATTGGCTGGCGCATCCCGTTCAACCAGGTCATCGCCGATGAACTCCGCCGCCTGGCCAACGGCCAACTCAGCCGGGACTTCACACTGCCAGCACTCCCTGAGAAGCCAGCAACACCGAGTGACACTTTGAGTGATTTCTTTCAAGACTGAATCAACGCCGGCGGGGTGACTAAGCCGGCCTAGGAGCAACATGAAACTCATCCACTACTCAACCAATCCAAATTTCAAGCCGCGCGCGATCCAAACCGTGGACGGCATGGGCAAGGGATGCTTCTTCTACCCGGAGGGCGAAGAGGTCGAGTGGACTAATCGGTTCCGGTTTGAATTCTGGCTGGACGATGAAACGAAGGCGGAGTTCGTCCAGGAATTTGAGGCGGGTGAGTTCCCAGATGTGGACCACAAGATAACCGAATTGTTCGTAAGAGCAAAAAACCTAAAATACTTGAGGTAGTCAATGCCACACTATTTTTATCACGTCGAAGGCCCCGAAGGCCATGAAGTTTATCGTGACCAAAAGATGATCGCCGGTCCATTTGCTGATCCGGCGCGTGCTCGCGCCGTAGAAGAGCGATTGGCAAAGCAGCAGAGCGTCAATGCTATCTTCACCGTGCTGCCATCCGACTTTGATACGTCGCACATTGATTCAACATGCACGATTTCACGTGCATGCTGGAAGGCGCCGGCGGAATAATGACCACTGGCCCTCACACGGCACAAACCACACTCGCCAAAGCAGCACGGCTAGCCGTGCTGCTCGCGTTAGACGATGCCGGTCTACTGGAAGGCCGGTCGTTGCAGGACATCGCGGATGCGTTGCATCAGGACAATTACCGCTCCACGATCTCGCGCGACCTGCGCCTGTTGCCGCAGGTGCGCCGCATCCGTAACCAGGCAATACAACGTTTAAGGAGATGAAGCATGGCAGTCTATGAAGTTGGCAAACCTTACAACCCCGGCATGATGAGTTGGCCGGAGGCCGCGCAGTACAACTACCGGCAGGGCGGGCACGAGCTGGTGCTGTTCTACCTGCCACCCATCGACGACGATGAGGTAATGGCGGTCACGAAGCAGGAGGCTCGCTTCGGGGTTGACGTGGAGGGAGACGTGATTTTCTTCCTCTATCGGTTTACAGGCGATGAAGATTGGAGCGATTGCCCGTATAGCATCCACCTAGTACCACCGGATCAACGCACGGTGCCGCCGATCCTGGGGAATGACGAGTTGGTATTACTCAGCGTCATCCTGGTTGATGCCGAATCCGGCATCGTTCGCGGCCTCCGCGCGGTGACGCTATCACGGACCGTTTCGCGCGCGCTGGTGACGGCGATCCGCGCGCAAGCGGCAAAGCCGTGGGACGTCAAACAATACGATTTTCAACTTACGCAGGCACACCAGCGGATCAGCGTCCGCGAGATGGCGCGCCGGGGTGTCACCTGCAAGGCAGGCGAGAAATGAAAGCGAGCCGATATTCCATCCACCCGTTGCGTCCCGACCCCGGCGCGGATTACCTGTGGTGCATCCTCCCGGATCCCGACGATGGCACGCCGGGGTTTGTGATCGGGGATCTCGAGGACCTGGCGCCGCTACGCGATGTGCTCGATGCGGCGATCAAAGGCAAGCACGGCGACGAAATCAGCCCGGTCGATCAGCGCCTGGGCTTCATCTGGGTCACGGTGCCGGAGGCGCTGGAATATGCGCGCCTTGCCAATGACCCGGTGAGCCGGCCACTCGTTACGCGAGCATGCCGGCTGGGGCAAATCGAGGATGCCCGCCGTGATTCGCGCGGCTGGGTGTTCCCTCGGTCGCGATTTCTCGCCTGGCTGGGCGGCAGGAAACGCATTCCGGGTCCCGCAAAGAAGTAAACACAGCCGCCCAGATGGGCGGCTTCTTTATTCCACCTTCATTCCCCCGAATACAGCCCGCCTTAGTTTCTCCAGCGACGCCCCCTTCGCCTGCTCATTCTCCACCATCCCACGCACCAACCTCAACAGACCCTCCACCGTCGCGCGCTGCGTCAGCCCCAACGCGCCGGCGATCATGTTCGCGTCCTCCACCGCCTGGCCAGTGACACGCAGATTGGTCAGGGCAGGGCGGGCGCGAGTGTCACTGTCACTCGCCTGCACGCGCGATATGTCACTCATCACCACTCCTCCACACTCCCCCACTGCCGCGCACGGGCAGGGAGGGCAAAACATCGTCGTAGCGCCGGAACGAACGGAACGACGAACGAGAACGAACGAACGATAGCTGGAGTGTCACTCAATCAGTGACACTGTCACTCCTCATCCTCCCTGGACTCATGACTGAGCGCATCCACCCAATCGCGCATCATCTCCTGTGTCACCCCCGGTGCCCACTTGAACCCCCGCCCATCATTCACAAGCGGGGCGTTTTTGATCTGGCTCAGGAAATACGCCACGTGCCCGTAATCCTCGGCCTGCATGCGCCACCGGCTATCCCGGTTTGGCTTTGGGAACTGACTTTCTATGAAATGCTGAAGCGCGGGGTAGCTAATATCCATCCGGTTCCCGGCGCGGTCGAAATCCGTCACCAATGCCGGCGACGGATCGAACCCCGTGGCCCAGTTCGTTCTGCCCGTCTGCCCGCTCGGAAGTGCCGGCACAGCGCTGAACGGCACTTCCGAGCGGGGGGCTTGCGGCATCTGCATGTGCAGCGCCATCACGTCGCACTTCATGCGATGCTCCTTCACGCGCCACCACATCACCAGATATACGATGCACGGCAGAGCGATGGCGGCCAACATGATCGCCGCAGACCACTCGATGGAATGTGTCAACATATACAGCAACACAAACACGGCAAACATGATGAAGATGAGCGCAATGAGCTTCGTCCCCCCGCCGTCATCGATCACAAACGGAGCGCTGCTGTCACGTTCATACCCATAGCGCGAATCCCTCATTTCCCCTTCCTCCCAGTAGACATCAGGAGCATGATGCCGAATGCCAACACCATCACTGCCAGTACCGCAATGGCAAGCTCAGTGGGCGATAGAGTCATCTGGGCATTACTCCTGGCTTGCGGGATGTTCCGCAAGCACAATGTGCCCATTGCGCCTAATTTCGCCCGCCGACTCCAGGCGCTTGACACGTTGCGCAACCGCCTGCCTGGAAATTCCGAGAGCTTGCGCCCACTCCGTCAAGGTGCCTTGCGGGTTGTCCCGTATCACGTCTGCAAGTGTCAACACCTTGCCGGAAGGTTGCGGAAGTTGTTGCATGGCCGGCAACGGGGTTGCCGTCTGCCCGATGGCGACGTTACGCACGGCGTCATCCGCCTTACGCTCAGGTTGCGCCTTGCGCGGCCCTGTTGCGGTCGCCAGATGCTCCGCAATGGCACTTGCCGCAATGATGAACAGAGGCGCAAGCGCCATAGGGATAGACCACGCAACGACACCATCTCTTCCCCACATCTCTGTCAACGTCATGTCGTTGGATGTTGCGGCAATGGACGGAATTAGGATCGCTGGAATGCTGATAAACATGGCAACAATGAGCATAAACAGCCCATATCCAGCAAGGTTACGCTTGCCATAGCGTGACAACATTGACGTTGTAAACCACACTGACAATGCCTCAACCAACATCATCCCGAGCCCGCTCCAGGCATGGATTGCGGCCCAACTCGGGATGTCAACCGTTGCGTGTGCCTCAAAACCAAAGGCGTCCATCCATCGCGGTGCTCCGACAATCATGGCGCCTGCAATCAGTAGCAGCCCCGGTCTATCTTTTAACTGATTTATTTTCATGCCAACCTCACATCTCTGGATGCTGACGCTGGTAGTTATCCGCCAACATCATCACAAAGTTCGCGACATCTGCTGCCTCACGCCAAACCTGCTCAGGAGATTCATGCTCGAATGCCATCGCGTTCGATAGCTCAGACAATTCTTCATGCAGTCGGGTGAAGAGATAGCCGAACGTGCAGCCGGCCCAGTGGCCTTTCGCTTCGTTCGCACGTAAGCGCTCTTCCATTGCCCGCGCAAGGGTGATTACCTCGGGACGGGCATCGAGCGCCTTCGTCTCAATCAACTGGTTAATCTCCACTTCCAGGGCACGGAATCCGTGGACGATGCGCTTCCACTCATCAAGTGACAGCACAACCTGGCGCGTTCCTAATGTTGCAAGTTCATGTGTTCTCATCGTTCTCTCTATCTCCTATAGACGGGCCAGTGATATTGCTGCGGGCGATAGGTGGTCACGGTCAGCATATGTTCCTTTTCTCGCACCTCACCATCGATCACATCATCGATGACTTCGCCTTCGATCCGCTGGGGCTGCCGCCTCCTGGCCGCCATGATCCAGCCGACCAGGAATCCGCATGGAAACATCACTCCCGTCGCGACGAACGCGCCGGCCAGCAATGCGACCGTCTGGCGATCAGCGGTCGTGTACGTGAAGATGGCGATTCCGGCGACGGTCAGGATTGTCAGGATAGAGACGATCCTGGCGAACAACTCACCGCGCCTGGCGCTCTCACGATATGGACTCACGTTACCCATAGAAATCCTCCAGTCCCTCAAGTCCGGCGCGCAGCATATCCTCCGGCACCGGGTACATCTCGCTCGTATGGTCTCGCCAACCCTCCGCGGCCGGAAAATATTGCAGCGCGGCCAGGTGGGCGGCGCCCTGGGCTTCCGCGTCTGACTCAGCCGTGATGAGGTAAGGCAACACAGCGGGTGCGTCACCGATCTCGATGAACATGATGCGCTTCTTCTCTATGCGCTGATGCGCATAGAGATAACCAAAATACAAGCTCAT